CTGGAACAACTGGAACTTTATCAGTAGCCCGTGGTGGAACAGGTGCAACATCTTTAACTGATGGTGGTGTTTTATTAGGTAGTGGAACAGGGGCAGTCACAGCTACAGCAGTTTTGGGTGATGGTGAAATATTAGTTGGTGACGGAACAACTGACCCAGTAGCACTTGATATTGGAAGCTCAACAGCAATCACTACAGTAGGCACAATAGGTACAGGTGTTTGGAATGCAGGAGCAGTTACTTCTTCAGGGTCAATCAAAGGAAGTGCAACTGGAGCAGGGCGGATTTTGAATGAAACTGCATCCGCAACAAACCCAACACTAAACCCTCGTAACGATGAATCATCCACAGGAATAGGTGGAGTTGGGTCATCTCTTTATATAATTAGTAACGGAACTACAAATTCTACCTATAGTGGCACAACTGCCACATTTGCTGGTGAAGTCACTCTGCCATTCGCCAAACAATTAAGATGGAACACTCACGGAAGCAATGCTAATTCAAGGTCTTGGGGATTTGGGGCAGGGGTTGTTGCAGGTTCGGCAAGTGCAGACCATTTTGGCATATCAAGGTCAGATGCAGATGATAACACTCTTGATACAAATGTTCTTACAATTAATAAAGATGGCATAACCACATTTACTGAAGATATTTTTGTCCCAGAAAATAAAGGATATAGATTTGGAGATGATAAGTCTGGCATCTTTGGGAATGGTGATGCGACTTCATCAACAACTAATAATTTTATTAAATTTGTTACGGCTGATTCTGAGAGAATGAGAATTGATGGGAGTGGCAATATCACAGCCACAGGTGTTACAACAAAATTATCTAATGCTAATGCTCAATTATGGATAGGTGAAGGTAATGGTGCTTCTGACATTTATTTTTCAAAAGGTGATGCTACAGGGGGATCAAGTGAGGAAGTTAGACTTTCTAAAAATGCAGGTGGCAATCTTGACATCCTTACAAATGCAGGAGTAATTCATTTAAATGTCAACGGAAAGTGTGGAATTGGGACTGGAAGCCCTGGTTATAAATTGCACGTAAAATCAGATGCCGACAATGAAGCCACATTCCAAATTGAAAATGCTGATAACGATAATGCGTATGGACAAATCATAAACTTTTCAAATGCTACTCCTGACGATGCCACGAGATACTTTCTTAGGTGTGGCGATGTAACAGCCTATAGATTACACATTTATTCAGATGGTGATGTTGTCACATCAGATTCGGGGATTTTAACTTCTGATGAGAACCTCAAAACAAACATTGCTGATGTCACTGATAAGTTAGCGGACATAAACAGACTAAGAGTGAGAAACTTTGAATGGATACCCGAATACCATCCAAATAAAGTTGGAGAAAAGAAGATTGGTTTTATTGCACAAGAATTTGAGGAAGTGTTTCCTTCTTTAGTAACTGAGCAAGAGTCCCCAATAAATACAGAATCAGCTCAAGGGATAAAGAGAAAATCCATAAAAATGGCTTTGACACCAATGCTTGTTAAGGCAATACAGGAACTATCCACCGCAAATGATGAACTCAAGGCAAGAATAGAAGCATTGGAGAACGCATAATGAAAAAGATAGATTTACAAGGAGCAATCCTTGCTGGCATAGGGACTTTAATAATAGGCTTAACAGGATGGCTGATGACTACCACACTTGGTGTAGATAAAGATCAAGATGTAATGGAAGTTAGGCTTTTTCATGCCGAAGAAAATTATGACAGATTAAGACTTGATTCAGAAAACCATTCGATGGATACTTGTCCAGTTTGTATGCATATGAAATTAGGATACAAATGATATGGTTTTATACACATTGTGCGATTGCGATTGTAATTGTGATTGCGGATGCTCAAGGTACGTTTGAGCCTTTTATGCATAAGTGGGAAAAGAAATTAGGGATACCAGTTCCAGAGGAAATAGATGTCGAAGCCAATATCAGAGAGCAGTAGTCTAAACATCAGTGTTCCCATGCTTATACAAGCAATCGGCTTTATTGGGGCTATGGTTTATGGGTATGGTCAGTTAAATGCTCGGCTACAATTTGTTGAGAACAAGACTGAGATGAACAATAAAGCTATTAAAGAAATCAAATCATTACAAGATGCACCTATCCCAAGTGATGTAAGGCAGGATGAAAAATTAAGAGTTATGGAAAAAGAAATTGAAAGAATAAGGGATCGGAGTGATAAATGAAAAAATCATTTATGATATTAGTTTTGGGATTACCACTAATGGCACAAGAGGGTGAAGCTAAAGAATCGGTTGGGGAAACAGTAGTTAGGGTTATACAAGATGCAGAGTGGAGTAAGTCTAAATCAGCACATCAAAGAGACCATGAAAAGAAACATGGTAAAATGAAACGAATAAATCGTAGTGATCGTCATAAGACTATGAATAAGCGGATTGCTATGGCTAAACGTAAAAAGATGGATAAGAAAAGAAAATTTCGTTCTGCGGTTCGTTTGGTAGTGATCAGTGGAATTGCTTATTCTGCTGGTATACACGAAGGTAAGAAACACGGTAAGGCGATGAAGCATAGGGCGGGTCGTAAAAAACAATGAGGAAATTATTAACTATATTATTGTTAATGAGTGTTTTATTTGGGCAATCGGATACTTTAACATTTAAAGTCAAAGGATTGGTATGTTCATTTTGCTCTCATGGATTAAATAAGGGAATTGGTAAATTACCATTTACTGATGAAAAAAGTGTCTGGGTGGATGTTAAAAATCAAATCGTTAAGGTCGCTGTAAATAAAGATTATAAAGCTGATCTCCACTTAAAACAGACTATTGAATTAATCAAAGATACTGGATATGAGGTGGATAAAGTATTTTTAAATAATACCGAGTCAAAAGAATTAGAAGATAATATAAGTCTATTACAAAGATAGGCTTGAAGAAACCAAAACAACGGAGTCAAAAATGGCAAAAGAAAAAAAGAAAGCCGAAGAAGCCACAGTCAGCATCGATGGTACTGAGTACAAGGTGTCTGATTTAACGGAAGAACAAATCATGTTTGTTAACCATGTAGCGGATTTAGACCGCAAACTTACAAGCTCACAATTTAATCTACAGCAGTTAGCTGGCGGTAAAGATTACTTTATGGCACGATTGAAAGAGTCTCTTGCGGGTTAAGTGGACATCCACGATAAACAAGGCTGGTACGTCGTATCAGCCTGAGACCCCAAGCGTTATTAAGAGGGACTTACTGGAAAGAGAAGTAAAGCCCCTGAAGGCACGTTACAGGGTCTCTAATGGGGTAAAATACGATGTTACTCCAGAAGTGATAGGTAAGTCAGCAAAAATCAAAGAAGAGACTATACAGGAAGGTATGCCCTATGAGGGGCAAGTGCCTGATTCGTTTGAAAGAATTGAATTTGATGCAGATGTATCTGAATTACAGGACTATGGAGATGTTAAGTATTATAGATCAGAGTACGGTAAGATAAGGGTATCAAATGATGCAGAGTATTATTAATGGAAAAAATGTTAATACAAGAGTGGGGCATAGTTGGAGTTCTTCTTGCTTTATTCTTTGGGCAGGTTATGTTTCTCCAAAAGACATTAATGAAAAAATTAAATGAGACAGACGACAAAGTTATTGCCCTTATTAACAGGTGGAATCGGTCAGATGAAATTTCCTTACGACATCGAGAAGACATTATTAAAGAATTAAATGATGTAACCGATGATCTTAATTTTATAAAAGGAAGGCTAAATGGTAAGGGGCAATGAAAGTGAATGAATACAGAGATGAAATGATGAGCCTTTTAATTAAGGTAGATACTCGTCAAGAAGAATTGTATCATAGAATTGGAAGAATAGAAATGCACTTAGAGAGATTAAATGGGAAAGTAGCTGAACATGAAAAAAAGATAACTTCCTTGTGGAGTTATGGGGTTGCTTTTGTATTTATAGTGAGTGTTGGAATTAACTTAATCATGAGGGGTTTTTAAAATGGATGCAGTAGACTTTATCGTAACTAATTGGGAATGGTTTTTGCTCGGATTTATGGTAGCTGAGAAATTGGTAAAATTATCACCGACGAAAGCTGATGACATTCTATTAGATGTAGTTTGGGGAAGTATCAAAAAAATAGTCGGGAGAAAATAATGCTGAAAAAAATAATCGGTAGATTAGTAAAAAAACACGGGATGAAAAAATTATTGATTATGATTGGTGATTGGGCTGTAAAGCAATCCAAGAAAAAATCAGATGATGAGGCATGGGAGATGATTGTAAAACCATTTATAGAAGAAAACTTATAAATGATAAGTATAAAGCAAATGCGATCACTTATTGAACGCACTTGTAGCGTAATGGGTGATAAATATTCCTCTGAAAGTGCCGTAGATATGGTACTGGCTACAGGTATTATTGAGTCTCGTTATGAGTATATTACTCAAATGAATGATGGTGTAGCTAAATCATTCTTTCAGGTAGAGCCAAAAACAGCAGTAGATAATTGTATGCACTATCTAAAGCACAGACCTACATTAATGCAAAAGTGTGCTGAAGCCAGTGTTGTGGATTTAAAGTATTGGCAAAATTTTGATGATAAGGTTTGGGCTAATATATTAGAAAAGAACATCGCATCAGGGATAGTACATTGTCGTTTGAAGTATTGGAGAGTTCCAAAGCGTATGCCAAGCAGTGTAGAGGGTATGGCTCACTATTGGAAAGACTATTATAATGCTGGTGGTAAGGGTGATCCAGATGAATTTATTGAACAGGTAACCAAATGGTTACGTTAATCAGTCCAGATAGAGCTTGTATAAGAGTGATACACTACTTATATTACAATAATTAAGGTAAGATATGGCATACGCAACAAATAGAGATTTAAAAGACGTTTTTCCAGCCATCGATTCTTTCGATACCAAGACATCCTTATATGGATGGGTGGTACATTCAGGTTCAAGGTATAAAGCAGAAAATTGCGGGTTAGTTACTCAATTATTCGCAAATGGGGAGAATCTTGGCAATGCTCAATCAGGATCGTCAAGTGTAACATCTAACGGTCAGTGGTATTATACAGATGATGTTTGTTATTATTACAATGATGCAAACAACCCAAACGATCTACTTATGGAGTCAGGCGAGGATTGGGGTGATGTTAGAACACGATACATATCCAATGCTTCTAAATATCTTGATTCTATGCTTGATTCAATGCTCCCAAGGGAACAATTTAAAGACCAAGATGGTAATTATGACTATATAATAGTGAGGACAACTGCCTTACTTGCGTGTAGCTTTTTAATTCGCTCTTCCGATCCCACCTCTGAAATAGCAGATGCCTTATGGGGAGAAGCTGATAAGAATATTGCTTCATTGAATGAGGGGAAGACTAAACTATCTTGGCAAACAACTGGTGATGCATCAAAGGGGGTTATTCGTGAGGGAACCGTTTCAGGTTCTTTACGCATAGTTGACACAAAGGGTTTATACGTCGGTGTATATGATAGGATTGGGGTTAAAATAACAACGGCTGGTGTATTAGGTACTGCTGTATACTCTTACTGGGCGGGGGATTCAACTAATCTTGGTTCTGAAAGGATGAATAACTCAGCATCCTCTAACTATAGTGATACTATAAATGGTTCATACCAACCAGTAGGTAATGGGTTGTATGTAAGATTTGCAGGTGATACGGGCGATAGTGCCACATTGAATGATTATTGGGAGATCGAAGTAGTTGGGAAATCTGAAACAGTCGATCTTGGATACCCACGAAGCATTAGCATGACCCGAAAACGTAACAGATGATTACATTTGTTAACATTTGGGAGACAAAAATTTTAGATACCATACGAACTTTTTTAAACAATGAGTTCGCTGGTACAATCCCTATCTATACAGGGGATTTTAAAGATATGGGCAGTCAGTCTATCAGATTACAACCAATAGGTAGTTCATCTATTGATAGAATGGCGAGTGCAGAATTAAGGGAGTATATACTTGATGTATCTTACACCTTTAAGGAGAAGAGTGTTAAGAAAGATACTTGGGAGCATATAATGAGACAGGTATCCCACATAGAGGCATTGTTCTTTAGTAATATGAATAACACATTCTTTGATGGTGTGTTACAGGACAGTCGAATAAACGATAGGACAGAAGAAGAAGCGGGTGTCGATGGACTGAATGTTATTAGATGGGAATGGCGTGGAAAATATTTAGGTAACATAACATAGGAAAGTAATAAGGATTACTATGAAAATAAAAAGCAAAGGTTCAAAGTTGCCAAATTGTTGGAAGCAATGTAAGGTTTCCTATGAAGATTGGCAAGAACTACAATCGGGAAAAGAGATAGAAGTCTCTTCAGTCCCAGAATCAATAAAACATTTGGTTGAAGTTGTTAAATCTCCATCCAAAGAAAAAGAAGGAGATAAATAATGGCTACAGTAGCACACGCATTTTCACCGAAAGAGTGGAAAGTGGGGCTTGTATCAGATGCGACCACAGCAGGTGGATCGGGGATTGCAGTGACCCAGAATCAATTAGATGTGGATTCAATCGGATTCCCATCATTAAATGTAAATCAAAAATTAGATGTACGGAGTGGTATTGGTAGAACCCTCAAGGATGAGGACTTTTTCCAAGACAATATAATGAGGGTAGTGGAAATCTCTTTATCAGGTACACTTCATACTGACGTTGGGCATGAATTGCTTGCAAGAAATATCTGTAACGATGTTTCAGGAAACATTGCAGTTGCGACTGGATTTGCTCCTGCAACCCAACTTTATGGGGTTGCTGTAACAAATACAGCTTCATCCCTTACTCTTGTAATGCAACCATCAGATGTTACTAACCAGCAAGGTATGGTGTTCGCAGGATGTATGGTAACTTCATTTTCAATCACAGCAGAGGGTAGCTCAGATGGTGGTCAATATAAATGGTCAGCAACCTTACAAACTGGTAAGAAACCAACTTTAAATAGTACAATTAATTCAGCAACAATTTCGGCATACGCTAATACAGATATACCGTTACTATCTGGATCATCTGGACATAAGGTATTTAATACCGATGTTATACTTTCATCTTTCACGACATCTATAGAAAGTCCAGCAGTATTCACTGGTGTGGCTTCTGATGGTTATCAATTAGCAAGTCGTGGAGCAGAGATCAGTGTAACAGCAGAAGCACAAGTCAAATATGATGGTAATACTAAAGGTTTTATCAATAGTTTCGACACTCAGTCTTCAGCATTATCTGGAAATATGCTTGTTATCGTTAATAATGGTAATTTCGGAGTGGATGTTCAGAATGGCGTTCTCACGAACGTAGCTCTCGCAGAGGGTGATTTAATGATGCTTGATTGCTCGATTAAATCAGTTGATGATGGAACAGATGCCTTAATAGAATTTGATGTTACTGATTGATGAAAGACTTGAAAATTAAAGACAAATCTGTGAAGCTCAAGGAGATGTCAGTAGATGATATTGACTTCTGCAACGATGTACCACAGATGCGGTATGAAGGCGATCAAGTTGTTGCTATCACTAACTTGTCTAAGGCAAGGACATCATGGATTCGTAGAGGTGTTGAAGGTGCTGATGACAAGTTCATCAAGTCTCTCTCTGAGGATGAAAAAAATGAGTTATCTCTGGCAGTCCAAGAATTTCAACGCTTGGGGGAATAGACTCCCTTACATTAGAAGCGAACTTTCTTATAGAGGAACAATGTGAGGGGTGTAGGTTCCATACTTACCCCTATGAGGCTCAAATACCCGTCTTAATCGACGGAAAGTACACTATGCGTACATTGACCTCAGATAAAGATGTTTATGGGGTTATTGACCTTATTATTGAGGAGACCAAAGAAGTCAATTTAAAGGGTGGCAGTTTCAATATCGCAGAATCGGTAATGGCACAGCTACCCTTTTTTGCTTGCAATAATATCTTACTCAATAAAGAATCACAAAAGGACATAGCAAGATTTGTATACTCAAGAGATTTTAATATCTCACCGTACGAAGGAAGCTACGGAGACCAACCTGCCAAATGGGTGGCAAAAGCATTCCTATTAAAAAGTTTATTAGAAAGACAGAAATCGAAAGCAATGAAACATGGCACTACCTAATACAATAGAAATAAAATTTACAGGCGATAGTACAGCATTAACCACTGCTATTAAATCGTTAGATAAAGCAACCAAGTCACTTATAAACTCACAAGCAAAGCTCGTAGATAAGGAACGTAAGGGTAGTTCTGTAAAGGAGAAACATAAGAAGCAGGTTGAGGCTTTAATAATTAGTGTTCATGCCCTTGGTGGTCAATGGGCTAAGAACTCAACATTATTGACTTTGCATAGGAAAGCCTTAAAAGGGGATAAGCTTTCAATGCAAAAACTCCGAAATGAGACAAAAAAGTATATAGCCACATTAGGGATGGCTAAGAAGGGTATGCTTGATACAGCACACTCTACTCGTATACTCGGTGGTTCTTTTGCCGTCTTGAGATCAAAACTTCTAATTATAGCGTTTGGAGTGATGCTTGTAAAGAATAGTATCGGTAAACTCGTTACGGCACAAGGCGAACAAGAACTCGCTGAAAAGAAATTATCATCTGCTATAGGTAGGCGTTCAACTGAACTATTAAAATTTGCATCTATTCAACAAAAGGTAACTGCATTTGGTGATGAGGAGACTATTACTGCTATGTCACTCATTGGTGCTTACACGGATAATGAGGAACAGATAAAGTCATTGACCAAAGCATCAATGGATTTAGCATCCGCTAAAGGGATGGATTTGGCGACTGCTACTGATTTAGTAGCGAAGAGTGTGTTTAGCTCTACGAATGCCTTATCTCGATATGGAGTAGTTGTAGAGGGTAATGTAGGCTCGACTGACAGACTTAATATGGCAACAGAATCTCTTGCTAAGATGTATGGAGGTCAAGCACAAGCACAAGCCGAAACAATGACCAACCAATTAAAAAGTGCTGGAAATGCTGTTGGGGATACCGCAGAAGCGGTTGGGAGATTCCTATCTCCAGCTATTATAAGAGTAGCAAAAAACTTTACAGGTGCTTCTGAAGCTGTAACATCTTATCTCGACCAATTAAGACTATCTAATACGGAATTAAAGGGAATAATAGATACGGAGACAAGAGAAGAAGCAATACTGGCTAAGATAGCAAGGGTAAAGATTCAAATAGCGGAGAGTGATGCATCTGATAGGGGGCATACGGCTATATTCGCAAAAAAGAAACAAGAATTAATTGACCTTGAGGAACAGTTAGCATTAACGAGACAGGGGAATTTTTTTGAATTTAATGAAGCAGACAAAGAGCATATTGCGAGGCTTGGTGTTCAACATGGATTAATGCTAAAAACAAAGGCTATTGACTCAAGAATTGCTGTTGATCGTGCCATAAATGCAGAACAACAGGCACAAGACCAAGAGAATTTATTTAATATATGGAATGATGAATCATTAGCTCTTGAGGATGTTGCCGTAAACGCAAACTTTGTAAATGAGATAATAGCAAAACAGGGTAAGCTCTATGAAGATACCCGTGTAACTTTGAATGATCAAGGACTGGAAATAGCAAAGAACGATAAGGCAAAAATTGATTCTATGCACAAGGAGAGAGCATCGATGATAATGACCGCATCTTTAAATCAGAAGTCTGCCAAGGATACAATGAAGGCAGTATTAAGAGCTGAGATGGGTAAGGCTACTGCTGTATTAATTACAAAAATCCTGAGTAGATTCCCATTCCCACTAAATCTTGCTATGGCTACGGGGGCAGGGGCATTAGCATCAGGTTTATTTGATGCCACAGTCCAGAAATTTGCCAAGGGCGGGGACTTTGTTACTGATAGACCAGAACTTATCATGGTTGGTGAAGCAGGGAGAGAACACGTACAAATTACACCTGTAGATAGACCAGAGGATAGGGCATTAGGTGGTGGCGGTTTGACTGTAAATATTATGGGGGGAATTGTCCAAGAGGATTATGTTACCAATGAACTCTTACCTGCAATTAACAGAGCGAGAGCGTTAGCATAGTGTTAGCCTTCGACTCCAGTTTAAGCGATGCTCTTGAGACTCATTCCACAGAATCATTCTGGGTACTGAAGTTATATTATAATGCAGAGGGTTCCTCTGACTTCATCGGGGTGTCAGATCAAGATAGAATAGATGGTTCTGATACATACTACGGGATAGTTTCCAGTTGGGGTGGATTAAGCCATTCATTAGACTTCTTTAACTTCACAACTTCTTTAATGAATATGTCTGTAAAATTAATTAATACAGACAATACAATAGCAGGGGGTAGATTCTCTGATCTATTCTCAACGTATAACTTTGCCAACAGAAAGTGGGAGTTATTTCAGAATACTGGTAGGGCTGGTACTTATGATACATCAACAAGAATGATAGGTACAGGTGTCATCTCTGGTGATTTTTCTTATGGCTCAAAGAGTATCGCATTGAAGTTATTGGACTTTACCTCTAAATATAACAAACAACTTCCAACGGCTACCATTACTTCTACTACTTACCCTAATGCACCTGAAAAGAACATTGGCAAACCAATCCCAATGACTTTTGGCGATTTTTCAGTTGATAGCAACGCTCCAACGAGTACAGTTGAATTTGATCGTCATTTTACAAAGGGGAAATTCCCAGCAGTGATCTCTGATGAATGGAATGCAACAAATAGCAGGGTAGAAGCTATTGTGGACAATGTGGCTTTACACACTTTAGCAGTAAAGAATATATATAGTTACAAAGATGCATTTTACTTCCCTGCGGATGACACGAACACTACAGAATCGGAGACAGCACCAGCAAAGATAACAGTAAAAGGAAGCACATGGTATACCTATCTCCCATTGAAAAAGCATAACACTTACGATACAGGCAACTATGCGAATGAGATAGATGGTGATTTTACTACCGCAGGTAGCACAATGAATGCACCTTTTGAGAATGCGAATGTGCGTGGATACCGTATACCGAAAATCCCTAAACTTGGGAGTTATTCTTCTATTAATTTGATGATTGATTTTAAATCTCAATCTGGGACACCAGAACCTGGCTTGTACGTTTCAAACAATTCTGGTGGTAATGATATTGCTGTAACTTGGAATGGTGCAGATCAGTTGGTGAATATAGCCACTCTATACGGTTCAACAGCTCGTGAAGATTGGGATTTTGAAGGCGATTTGTTTTTAGATTTAGATAATGGAGATGCTGGGTCTGGGACTGCATCCTTTGATTTATATCAAGTAGGTATAGAAATAGGTTTTATACCAGATACCGATAAGGTATTTACGCAAACTATTCAAGAGCAATACGAAGAGACTGTAACTGGTGGTTTTGCAGTAAAAACCCAGTTTGAGGATGAGAACGAGTCTTTTACTGATACGATTATAAGAACAAGAACGAGTACAGTGAACACCCCCGCATTAGTGGATTATATGTATTGTGCTGGAAAGGGGCGTAAGTACCATGCATCTATTGTTAGTCGAAATGATTATGCAGTATCAGATTTCTACGAAAATCCTGTATTCATCATAGAGGAAATAATGAGGACTGCATTAGGTTTAAGTACTGAGATAGATACAGCTTCGTTTGATACATCTGGGAATTACGATAGCGGGACACCCTCAAATGATGGTGACTTAAAGGATATTTTTAATGAAGATAAAATATCAGATGTTAAATTTGCCTTCTCACAGAATAAATTTATAAACTCAAAAGATTTAATTAATAGGCTATGCAAGCAAATACTGAGCTGGGTTTTTGTATCAGGTGATGGTAAATATAAAATTAAAACATTGAAGAGGACTTACTCGTCAGCTAATAAGACAATAGACTTTAATGACTGTAATTTAAAATCCATCTCAAGGACTTCTTTAGGTGGGGTTAGAAATGATATAACTATCAACTACAAAAAAGATTACGGACAAGACCAATTCCTATCAAGTGTGAACCCAACAGCAGATGCCACATCTGTTGCAACAGGTGTAAATGGATATAACCAGAATCTCAAGATGAAGATGGATGCAGATATAATTGATTCAACAACTGCTACCAAACTCGCTGAAGCGTATAGAGATATATTTAAAGACCGAAAGATAATAATAGATTTTGATTGTGGCAGACCAAAATATAATGATCTGGAGATAGGGGATATAATCTTATTCTCAAATTGGGATTCAGGTATAAAGATATATGGAGCATCAATGGGTACAGATTATTATATAGTTTCATCAATTAATAAAAATCCGAACGGAAGTTCAATTAAAGCAATAAAGGTTTCATAATGGCAAGGCAATTTATTTACGATAACATAGGGTTCTCTGAAGCAACGGTAACAGATGGTACTGTATCTGGGACAACATTTGCTCCATCCAGTGCGGTGACTAACGAAGAAAGGGCGAATGATATGTCTATTAGTACGACATTTACATCATTTGATACGAATGATGCCTTACGATTTGACTTAGGGGCAGATAATGCATCTAAAACAGCTAATTGTATTGCGTTGTATTACACTGCTACTCATACGGAGGATTTTAAATTGTATAAAAGCGATCATGCTACAAATATGGGTTCAGCAGAGCTAAATTACACAACAGCTCTGGTCGAGGGTTGGAATATTCAAAACCTAACTGAAAGGTCTGGTCAATATTGGTTTTTACAATCTACGACTGGAACTATAGATGTTATATCGGAAGTTATTATAGGTACAAAATATACTTTTGCCGTAAACCCAGAGTTAAATTCAAAAATTGGAGAAGAATTTGGCACAGATATAATGACATCCTATGGGGGGAATGAGTACGCAAATAAACGCCATGCTCCTAAGACTACTTGGGATTGGAACTGGTCTCATATACTTTCTACACAAAAAACAGCCTTAGAAGCCCTAAACGCTTCAGTACAGGACTGGAAGAAATTTTTATATTATGATGATGCAACAGGTAACGAAGGTGATGCCTCAAATTATCATTATGTTAGGATGACCCAACCTATAACTTTCACTGAGGTTGCCCCTAACGTATATAGTGCAAATATGAGCATGAGAGAGCAATTATCATAAAGGCATACTTAGTATCCAATAGTAAATAAAAGCCCCGTATAGGGGGTGTTTTGAGCCTTATACGTGCCTGTATGGGTCTGGTATGACCACATTCAGCTCAATAGCACTCCACCGCACCAATTCTTCAATAAAATCAGCAAATTCCTTACGTTCCAGAGATTTAGTTGATTCTATATTAAAGTGATTCTTTATGGTCATGTGCATTTCTTGTTTAGTATATCCGAGTTCTTCACTTAATATGTTAATTATATTCCAATAGTAATTATTCTGTTGACCTGATCTTACACCGACAGGTTTCAATGTAAAGTAATATTCCCCATCCTCTACTTCAACAGTAGGGGTTATTATTATACCATCCTCTACTCTGCAGTGCAGTCTGGGCATATAGACATCTTCCATAGTGGTTCATCTGCTGAAAACCATAACTTACCTTCAAATATTTCCCACTTACATCCACAGGTAGGACACCAACTCAAGTCTTGATCTGCCCTAATTTCATCATATTTATGATTCTCTCTCTCCCTCTTCTCAATAACCTGATTACTGAGGGCATCTATAACCCACTGGATAGAATCACTTATTCTCCATTCTCTCTTCAATGATACCCCCCAATAGAAGTAAGTAGTTTCTGGCATCCTGTATCCTACCCATAATAGGCTCTGAGGATGACTCTGTACCTGTGAGTACATAATTTCTTATAGAATCCATGTGTTTTAATAGATAAGTTAATGCAACCTGCTCAGAGGATATGTTAATTCTATCTGCTATGCTCTTGAAATTCTTAAACTTATCCTCATCACTGACCGTATATTCCTTGCCCTTATCGAGCATAATACGGTTTTCCTCTTCCTGCATGGACTTAGCCCACCTTACGAAGTCTTTTACTTTCATACCAACTCACACCACCCATTAGATAAGGCGATTTCCACATCTTCTTTTATCATCAATCGAACGGTTATTCCATCTTCAAGATTCACTCTCCAAAAGTTGCACTTGCTTACCAATGGCTTTACCATAACGCCCTCTTCTAACATCGTTTGTGTTCTCATCTGACACTCCCTTCTAATGCTTCAATCACAACAACATCGCTTTGGACACATATTTCACATTTTATTAACTCATTTTTTTTCATTCTTACGTTCCCTTCGTTTCTTGGCTTTCCACTCAGCAATCTCTTTTCTCTTGATTACCTTCAATTTTTTTCTCTGTTTCGCTTTGCGATTAGGCATAATAAAAATTATATACCTTATCTAAATTTTTATGGGGAATGCCAACCACGACATTACACTTCTTATACAACCTGATTCGTTCTCTATAACCACGTTATTGAGTATTATCCCCATAATTATAATTATTTTAAGAGTTTCTACCATAGACTCTCGATTTTCTAACCTTTTTTTCTTTCAATGGACATTTTTTCATAAATTCTATACGGTTTTCACCAGACTTAAATCCACAATATATTCCAGATGCGAATGGACATATTTTGCTCTTTATGGTGCAATATTCAAACACATCTCATCCATACATGGCTCACATATATAAACATCACCGCAATGGGTACACTCACCTTCGAGGTCGAGACTTACCAAATCATTGACAATTTTGCTAATTTCTGCCATCTTATCTAATAGTTCCGATTTTGTCAGGGGGGCTAATTCCATTTCAGTATGTCCCCAGATTGACGTAAGACCATTTCTCAATTTATTTTTCATAACATTCTCCCAAGTAAATCTTCAACATCACTGTCTTTGTACTTCATAATCAAATTCTTTCTCCCTTTTAAATCATCATACCATTCCTGTCCACGCTTCTCTATTGCCCATTCCACAAATTCAGCGGGTGTTTTATGGGCAGAGAACTTGGATGAAAACACATGGCATCCTACACATAGACAAAATCCATTATCTACATCCCACCTTACTGACCTGACTGACCGTGAATAGAAATGATGAGCATTTAAGGGAGATGTTTTATGACACTTCTCACACATCCCGTATTCACGGATTTTATTACTCCACGCTGAGTCGAGTTTCTTAGTCAGGTTTTTCTTCAAAAGGGGAGGTCTTCCTTCTTCTCAGGTATTTTCTTGCCATCAAGGATATTCAATAGACCTTCCATACGATCTTTAACCTCACCGTAGTTAAATTCCTCTTCCATAGACGAGCAAACACCCATAGATTGCACGGCAAGTTTCAGGCATACCTGACGATGTATATCTTTAGTCCTGTCGTCTACGGTAGTAGGTTTATAAGAACCACTTACGCTTGGGGGTGGTGGCGTGTTTCTGATTGGCGTACCTTCTTCTGGTACAACATTCCAACCAAACTTCCCTGCTTCGTATTCTTCTTTTCGGATATTGATAGAATCACCCTTAACAAAGTTTCGCAACTTCTCATGTAGGGCATCTGTGGCAAACAATCCAGTCTCCTCACCGCCATGCTCAAAGGCATATAAGTGATACATACCGTAACTATTTGTTCCTTCGATTGGCGTATCGTAAAGAAATTTAACCACATTATCCGTATTGGCTTTTATTTTTAAGGTGTTTCTTTCCATTTATTCTCCTGTTACTTGTTTAATAAATTCTGGTGTCATAAGGTTTTTAGAGGAAGTTTTGTCTTCCATTGCGAACCCGCTAAGATAGGCATCCCTATTTTTATATTTATCGAGATAATACTTAATACCATCCACGGCATCATCGTATTTATTTCTTGGAAAAGACATGGAGCCTTCAGAACGCTCATCGAATCCATCCCACGATATTGTGAACCAATAGATTTTTTTTTGCTTACCTGTATCTCTAAACATCGGCATTTTTATTCTTCTCTATTGTACACGAATGTCTTGAAAGAAATTTAAATATATACTCTTTAATCCATTCAATTTCTTCCTTAGTCATTTCTTCTGGGAACTCAATGTTAAATGATTCTTTTTCCATGGTCAATGTTACTCCATATTATCTTGATTACCAAGCACTATCTTGGTAAGGGTCTCATCAGTTTTTTTCTATCGTGAACAGATAATTCACTATCCAGTTTCCTCGATAAAGAACCACAATCATCACAACGATAAGACTCATATCTGTTAGCCGTTGTCGTATAATAACCACCATTGGGATGTACATCTTCACTCCCACAGGAAGGACAAACTTCATCATCCATATAAACTCCTACATTTGGGTGTGACTTGATCCACGGTCTCAATTCTACATACACCTCTTCGAGTAACCTAACATCCTCTTCGTTGTACTCCAGCATATCATGTAAGGCTTGTTTATCTCCTGCCAGACAGTCAGTCCATAATTTAAAGTTAGTGCTTATCTTACCTTTGTTAGTCATTATCTGCCCTAAATAATCTAACCTATTAGATGAGAATGCGAAGTTACGCTTGGCAACTTTTAAGGTATCGATTGATTGGTATGGGGAAGGGGGTAGATAGTCGTTCATGTGGAATCTGGTGTTGAGCTTTTTCAGATCAAACTTATCACCATTGTGTGCAATGACAACATTAGCCTGATCTATTAAATCCCATATACCACCCAGAACCCTTCTATCGTCTCTATTTGTGGCTTCTTTGGGCGTTTGAATGTCAGACATAACCTCGGAGTCGAATAACCATTTGGCAGACCAGCTAAGAACATTCCAGTCTTTTATAACATTGCCATGTTGGATATATTTATTACCAAATAATCCCCAGACATATACTTCCATAGGTGTAGTCTCTATGTCAAATAAGAGAATCTTAACACCTTCAGGTGCAGTATAAGTAGACTCCCAAATACCACACTCAACACATCTTGTTCTTTGTTTGCCGTCTCTTACTCCACGCTTATGTACTTTACTATGTCTGCAATTCATATTAACTCCGCTTGTAACCATTTATGTAATGACTTTTTCCACTCAACAAAAGTGACTTCACCTTTCTCATACAATAACCATACCTTATCAAAATCGCACTGTAGCCTTATTGCCATCCTCTTCATGCGATAATCAGAAGGGGACTTGTTTGGCATTTTCTCCATTTCTTTAAAATAATGATTTTTCGTCTTGTTTGAAATATTCTCCATATTTTCCATTCCTTATATTATAACTTAATTTCCCTATACCCGTGTATCCGTTTTTATACTGAAAACGAATCTTCTGGACATGAATCCCTACATAATCCTCATCTTCATCCTTATGGCGATGTACCGTTATGCAGTTATCTGCCTTATTATAAAAATTGGCACTTCCAGAAATATCGTAGGGAGTAGGCACAACCACCTTCCTATTGTTATCACTCTCCATCTTTCTTGGGTGTGCCACTACCCATATATGAATCTCATGTATTTTTGCGAATGTATTTAGACTCGCAAGAACACGAGAAACATAATTAGTCTCATTCTCTGAGTCTCTAAATTTATGCTCAACCGTATTCCAAGGATCAATTATAAGTCCATTTAGACCATATCGGAAATTTAATATCCTTGCCTGATCTAATATGCTCTCTATGGTAACAGAATCTTCTTGAGTCCCAATGAACTTAATGTGATCGTTTAATATACCCATAGAGTTACGTGCAGTCTCTTCATCCACTCTCTCGTCTCCCCAGAACGCTTGCCCTGAGAATTTACCAACTAATTTCAGAAGGTGATGTTTGACTGGGAAGTTCTCTGCTGAAAATATCCCGAACTTCCAACCATAATCTTGAATCATGTTAACCATCAGGGCATCTATCCATTCACTTTTACCCATGTTAGGGACTCCCGTAACAACGGTTACTTCAGAAGGTGATACCCTGTAACATTCATCTAACCCAGACCATCCTGTAGAAAGACCCTTAGAGTCTGGCTTGTTTAATAAATCAATAGCATCTTCTAAAACATCACTAACAAGGACAACCCCATCTATTGGATAAGGGTGTGCATCTGTTATAATTTCGGTGATCTTATCCTCACCATACTTAACAAGAACTTCATTCATATCCTTGCAATCAGTTGGGTATGTTACCCGATAGCATTTCTCTCTACCTATCCTACGAGATAACTCATCACGCATGGCATGACCAGGAGGGTCGTCATCCATAGCCAGTATGACAGTATTTGCCCCCATAAGATGTTCTTCTGCTGATAGTAGGTATGAGAATTTCCTATCACTTGGATGAGAATTAGGGGCTATCGCACCATCAGGAACGCTAACCACGTTATTATAGCCCGCCTGTACCATTGAAAGTGCATCCATTTCCCCCTCTGTGATTATAATTGCTTCCATCCCGACCATGTGGTCAAACCGATAAAAACATTTCTCAGCATCCTTAGATTGTCGATATTGCTTATCTGAAGTCCTGCTCTTTACATTTACAACCTCGCCACCCTTATAAAAGGGGAATTGAATCCATCGGTCTTTATAACCAATCCCCGCATCATCAACCACCGCTTCGGATATACCTCTATCTGCAAACCATTTTATAACCTCTTTAGGTAGGTCGGTCAACGGTTCTTCTGGTTTTACGATTGGTCTCTCGATTGGGGTTCTGGTCTTGTTTATGCTCCCCTTCCATCCACAATGGTGGCATTTATAAACACCCTCATCTATGTTAACACTAAGGCATTGATCTGAAGATTTACGCCTATCGTTAGAACATTTTGGGCATTTTGTTTTCTCCTGCCCAGAAGAATGTCTTAGGTTAATCCCTAATTCGTCGAATGTCATCGAGGTATCCCCTGTTCCTGGTTTCCACAATAGTCTGAGATACAATAAACTCACCCAAAGCGGTTGATAGCTTTTTTGCTTGAGCTATTGTAAGATGACCCCAATCATAACCAGAACTTCTGTTCTCATAATCAGAAAGATTTGAACCTTCGTCGCCCGTATCTTTGCTCTCAAACCTTATACTGAACATACCACCACGAATAGAGGTTTTCATCCACATAGTATCATAGTAATAATCTCGGTCTTGTACTGTTATTTTCATTTGACACTCCTACACTCGTGGCAGTCTTGAGCTACCATTGGCAACCGATTAAAGGCTTCATTGTCGATATAATAAAATCCATCAGGATCGGTATCCCACGGTTTATTACATTGGTCGCATCGTCTCGGTTGGCTTTTAGATCGCTTACTGTCATCACGCCCTTTTTGTCTCAGCCTCTCCGTATCTTCTTTTAAATCAAACCATTCTTCTCCGAAGTAATATACGAGAGATTCAAAACTACTCAAATATTTCTTGTGATGCCGACCACCCTCAGTCTTAACTGCTCCACTACTCGGTGATGCCAGTCCCTTCCTTACCATGTCTCTAATTTCGGGGTTTCTTAGACCCCCCCAATGTGTATTCATTTTATTCTCCTTTAGAATATGCTAATGTTTATCTCGGTATCTTCATATATACCCTTACTGCACGGATAACAACTATCATCCAATTTTACATATTGGCTCTTCTCCGCACCTTTTTTTCTCCTCTTGACATAAACGCCTTCGATCTCATACTCGGCTAAGACATCAAAATCAACAGTCTCGTCATTCCACTTTGTGTCCCTCTCGTAGCGATATAAGTTTGGTTTGCCATCTATATCGACTGAAAAGGATACTTCTTTCTCATCACAATCCATCTTATAGTCCTGTTTTTCTAAAAACCACTTGGATATAGCTTCTGCAAACTCCCATCCATCTATTTGTAATCGCATCTTATTCTCCTTTAGTTGGTGTACTTGATTTGTAAATTGGCAAATTTAGTCTGCCCATTTTTACTTTTTGTTCTTAAAGTTCTGAGAGATAATAAATTAGATGACCAGAAATCATCATCTGTTGCCCATCTTATAACATCCCGAACTTCCTTCTCACCCCACCCATCGATAGTTATAAGATCGAATAAGGTATTTACAGAGCCGACTGTTAATGTATTGTCATCAAACCAATCTGACTTTATATGATTAGGGAATTGTTTATGTTTGGCAGTATAAAAATCCGTTACTATCTTCTTGAGATATTCCATCTGCCCCTGAGTAATATTTTCATTGTATTTAATTTGATGCCTCTTATTAGAGTATATATATCTTATATTATTATTTATAATAATAGCATCGCCTGTATTTGATATGGCTTTGGCATTGCCACCCTCTGGAGAAGTATCTAAAATGGCATCTACCCCACCTTGTGTATTTGATACGGCTTTTTGTAAATTCTCATTACCCCCACCTTGTAGATTTGACACGGCTTTTAATATAATATATCTTTTTTTGAATTTTTGGGTATTTTCTTCCTTCTCAATTATAACATCAATGTAATCAAGTTCCCTAAGTTTAGTCATTGATGCGGATACTGTAGCCTTCGTACATCCAGTAACATTGGAAAAGTATATGTTATTCTTAATACATACCCCCCTGTCATCAAGGTTGGCAGTAATCTCACAATAGATCAGCTTATCACGAGGGGAAAGGTCTACGCTATGCCTAATAGGTTTCGGAATATAGCCTATATAACTCATTGATTAAACCAGATAGCATATAATTGCTTTTTACTCATGGAGTTAGCCTTAGACCTTTTCATCTTAAATCTATTAATTGCCCAATCGACAAGTTCATATTTATACCTGTAAGGACAGAACGGGGGCGGGGAAAGGAGGAAACCGCCCTGAGTCCGTTCATAAAATTGGTTTGACACACTTATCAAAATAATCACAATCCTTACCTTCTCGCAATAGACATAGCTTACCTTCTTTTTCGCTATCGATCCATTGCTCAAGGTGTTTTCCAATCATCACACCAAGGCAAATATAGCCTGTAGTATAATTGGCACAATGTTGGGATGGTAGATTATTTGCCTTCTTTTTCATAGTTTACATTAAGACCTTTTGGATAATAATACAACAGACAATGTGGCAGAAAAACATGACACTATTACGCATTATATAACTCAAGATCATCCTCAAGTTCATGTATATATTTCCAACATTCTTTTAGTTCATCATTGGCATCTTGGAGTTTACGATTTACTAATAACACACCACACCAAGTACCAAATAAAAATCCTACAGTAGCTATCCAAAACATATTCATTTTTGACTCCCAGAATAATCGTTATTGATTTTATATTTATCATCACCTACTTTTTCTACAAAGCCTCGCAGTAATGCTTTTTCCAAAAGTTCATCAGCATCCAATTCAAAATTGAGACTTGGGGCTTGCTGAAGATAGAGTTCGTCCTTAGTTACTATTATATCATCCTTATTCATTTTTTTCTCCAAAGTAATGTTATAATTATAAGTGTTATCATCCACATCGTATTTATAAGTACGAATGGGTTTAGTATGTAATCAATCATTATTCCACTCCTCATTATCAATATTTCTA